TCACGCAGGAACGAAACCAGGCCCTCGCACAGAGCTGGAATTCGAGCGTCGAAACCGCGCGCGCGAAACACGCCGATTATGACGACGTGATGGATACGGTAAAGGACCTGGCGCAAAGGCTGCCAGCCGAAATGCACCGCGCCGTCATTGAGTCCGAAGGCGACATCTCAAAGGCCGAACTGGCCTACGCGCTCGCGAAGAACCGGCCCGAGCTGGAGCGTCTCTCCAAGCTGCCGGCCCATCGCCTGGCTTTCGAGCTGGGCGCGTTCGTCGCGAAACTCCAGGCTCCCCCGGCTCCTAAAACGGAAACCACGCCTCCCGCTCCGCCGCTCCCCAAACCGCCGAAATCGGTGGGAGGGAGTGGCTCCGCTGCCACCGAAATCGATCTCGATAAGACGGACATGCGGACCTTCAAGCGGGAGATCAAAAAGTACCTGTAATCGGCCCGAAAGGCTGACCAGGCCCCGGACTGTCGGGAGATAGACCGGGAAACCACCGCCGCGAGGCGGAGGAGAACTCTCAATGCCGAATGCTGTTGTAACCCCGCAGGTGTTCGCCAAATTGGTCCTGATGGACCTCGGCAACGCCCTCAACGTTTGCCGCAATATGTCCCCCGCGCTCTCTCCCGAATTCGGGAAGAAGAGTTTCAAGGTGGGCGCCTCTGTCGAAGTCCGCAAGCCCTACCGCTTCACCGTTTCGAAGGGTCTGAAATATGATCCCCAGCCCCTCACCGACCAGGTGACCCCGATCAAGGTTGGCCAGGTTGCCCAGGTCGCCTACGAGTGGGACTCGGTGGAGAAAACCCTCTCGATCCGCGAAGCGCGCGAACTGTATGCGAAGCCGCTCGCGATCGCGCTGGCCTCCACCATCAACGCGGAAGCCGCAAAGTTCATCGCCCTCAACACCTGGAACCAGGCCGGCACGCCGGGTACCACCCCCACTGACGATCTGCCGTTCCTCACCGCGGGCGACATCCTCATCGAGCAGGGATTGCCCGAAGGCGAAGAGCTGAGCGTCATTCTGAACCGAAAGATCTCCAGCTCGTTCGTGCACGGGACCAAAACGCTGTTCAACCCGACCGGTGCCATTAGCAAACAGTGGACCACGGGCGAGATGGTCGATTCGCTGGGCTATCGCGTCTATCGCGACCAGACCATCTATAACCGCAAGACCGGCCCGTACGGTGGCACCCCGCTGGTGGATGCGTCGACGGCAGCTCAGACCGCCGATGGCGGCAACAACGGCACGATGAGTCTGACCACCAAGGGTTGGACCGCCTCGGCCGCTTCCCGCCTGAAGGCTGGCGATCGCTTCACCATCGCCAACGTGTTCACCGTGCATCCGCAGACCCGGCAATCGACCGGACGTTTGCAGAGCTTCGTAGTCCTCGCCGATTTTTCGAGCGATGGTTCGGGCAACGGCTCCGTGCAGATCGCACCCGCGATCACACCGAGCGGCCAGTATCAGAACGTGGATTCGGCCCCGGTCGACGGCGCCGCGATCACAGTCGACGGACCGGCCAACACCGTTTCGACCCAAGCCCTCTTGCTACACAAGAACGCTTTCGCCTTCGTCTCCGTCCCGCTCAGTGATCCGGAACCCGGAATGGGCGCGCTCGTGACGAAAGAACGCGACGACGAAACCGGCCTCTCGATTTCCATGATTCGCGCATTCGATCCGGTTTACCGCAAGGAAGTGAACCGCGCCGACGTGCTGTACGACTTCGGCAAGCTGTATGGCGAAATGGCCTGCGCGATCGAAGCCTAACTGAATTGGGCCGTCTTTCGGGGCGGCCCACCAATTTTTCGATTGAAGGAAACAACTTCGATGATCAAGACTTTCAAACTCTTCCTGGCCAGTCTCCTGGCCCTCGTCACTTTCACCCCGGCGTTTGCGCAGCAACACACCCTGACCCAGACTTCCACCTCGGCCGCGATCGCCGCGACCGACTCGGTAATCCCGGTCTCCTCGGCCACCGGCATCAACGCCCCCAACACCGCCACCGGCGAGCCTGGCTCCATGCTCTTTGTCCAGGACCCGGGCGATGCGCGCGGCGAAGCGATGCGCGTCGTTTCCATCTCGGGAACCAACATCACCGTAACTCGCAACGGTCTCTCGGGCAGCAAAGCGGTAGCCCACGTTTCCGGCTCCATGGTTCTGATCGGTGAACCCAACTGGTTTTACTCGACCGACCCGGACGGCGCCTGCACCGCTTCGGCCACCCTCGTCACCCCGTATGTCAACGTGCAGAATGGCCGGCAGTGGCTCTGCTCGACCGTCACCCTGAGCTGGGTTCCCGGGTTCCAGAACACCGACGCCCCCGCTCAGCCGACTACGGCCGTTGCATCCGTCGCCGGCGCCACACTCCCGAGCGGCCCACTGTTCCACGTGACCGGCACGAACGCCATTACCTCCTGGAGCATTCCGGTTGGCCAGGTGAGCGGCGGATTCTGCATCATCCCGGATGCGGCCTACACCACGACGGCTACGAACAACATCGCGCTCGCTACCACGGGTGTGGTGAGCAAGGTTCAGTGCTGGACGTTCGACGCGAAGACGGCCAAGTTCTACCCCAGCTATTAACCCCCTGAAGCGAACGGGGCGGCCTCTGTATCACATGCCGCCCCACTTTTCCGAAAGGACTTGCATGTATCCATCGTTCCGTTACCACGCGACCGAAGAGCCGAAAATCGTGAACTCTCCCGAAGAGGAGAAGGAACTCGGCAAGGGCTGGGAAGACTCCCCCGCCGCATTCGGCATCGAGACCGCGCCCGGCGTCAAACCCGACCCGGCGATCGCGAAAGCCCGCAAGGCCACGAAATAAATGATCGTCCAGGATTACATCGAGCAAGCCGCGCGGCGCATTGGCATTTTGCAAGCCGGCCGATCTCTCGCCACCGGCGAGTACACCAACTGCCTGAATCTCGCCAATCAGTTGCTCTCGGCATTTTCGATCGAAGGCCTGACGATTTACCAGATCAAGAAAGAGACGTTCTCACTTACCGGTGCGGCCTCTTACACGATCGGCTCGACCGGAACTTTCAACACGTCGCGGCCGGAGAAAATCCGCGCGGCGGCCGTGGTCACTGGCTCCGTCTCCATGCCCTGCCAGATCGTGAGTGCCGAGAAATTCGCGACCATCATCGATCGCGGAGTGACCGGCGCCTTTGCCGACTGGCTCGCGTGTGATTACCAATTTCCGCTCGCAACCATTTTCCTGTGGCCGGCGCCGGCCGCCGGATCGCTCGACCTGTGGAGCGTGAAGCCGCTCGCGGCTTTCTCCGCGATCTCGGATACCGTGAGTTTCCCGCCAGGCTACGAGGATGCCTTCAGTTTCAACCTCGCGGTGAACATGGCCTCCGAATTCGCGGGCGCGCACTTGGACCAGGCGGTGGTAGCGAAGGCCCACGAGGCCAAACAGGCGCTCGCCGCGATCAATGGCGTATCCCTCGGCCAACCCATGGCTCCGATCGGAGTGAGTGCGCAGCAGCCGCTTACCATGACTGACATCGAGAAAGGCCAGGCGAACCAGTGAGTTCTTACACCGGGCAGCAGCTCATCACCGACGCCATGAAAGAACTCGGGATTCTGGCCTCGGGCGAATCGCCCTCAACGGACGAAAGTAACGACGGCCTGATCGTCCTGAATAAACTCATCGACTCCTGGTCGGTCGAGCAAATCATTGTTCCCGTCGAGCAAAAAGTCACCGTGGCCACCGGGGGAGCCGGACCTTTTACCACGGCCCGGCCGCTCAAAATCAAAGCGGCCTATTGCAGTTCCGGCAATATCAGTTCCCCCGTTGAAGTTTGTTCCGCCGAACAGTGGGCGCAAATCATCGACGAGTCGCGATCGGGCACTTACGCGACCAAGATGTACTGCGACTATGCCTATCCCACGAGCAACGTTTACGTGTGGCCCGCGGCGACGGCCTCACTGACTCTGATCACGTTCGCGCCGCTTTCGGTCTTTGCCACTCTCTCGACATCGATCGACCTGCCGCCAGGCTACGCGCGCGGACTGACCATGAACCTGGCCGTCGATCTCGCGACTCAGTTCGGACGGCTCGACCTGGCGCAAGGCATGATGGCGCTCGCGCTCCAGTCGAAGGGCGTAATCATCTCGACGAACAAGGCGATCTTCGGCGATAACACCATGCCGGGCGATCCCCTGCCCCAGCATCCCGCGGCGCCTGGCGCCGATCTGAAGAAGGCCGCATAGCATGAGCACGGTTCAGAACATCATCGATCGCGCGCTAATCCAGATTGGACGGCTGGGACCTGGCCGGACGTCGGGCGCTTCCGAATCCGCGGCCTCTTTGCCCTTTCTCCAGGCGATGCTTTCGAGCTGGGAGAATGACGGCCTCTACATTTACGAGATTGCAAAGTCCACGTTCTCACTGACCGCGGGCACCCAGAGCTACACCATCGGACCCTCGGGCGCGACGTTCACCGCCGCTCGCCCGGTGCGCATCGAGGCGGCCGCCATCGTTATTGGCGACGCGGTTGCGATCCGCGGCGCGCTCAAGCTCGTGACCGCCGACGAATGGAACGCACTCGGGATGCAGTCGGACACGAGCGCCCTGCCCAAGGTGCTGTACGACGATTACGCCTACCCGAACTCCAATCTGTACCTCTACCCGATTCCCGCGGCCTCCAATTCTTCGCTCGAGCTTTTCACTTGGCTTCCCATCCCGAACGTGACGGCGCTCTCTGACACGTTCAGCCTGCCTGACGGTTACGAATGGGCGATCACTTGCGCGCTCGCTCTGATCCTCGCTCCAGCCTTCAATAAGCCGGTGACGAAAGAACTGATGGCGAATGCCGAACTCGCCAAGGCAACCCTCCAGAACAAAAACAAGCTGCTCTATCCGCCTCCGCCTCCACCCGTCGCGCCCGTGAAGGTGGCTGCGTGATCACGGTTCAGAATGCCATCCGTGCCGCGCTCCGCAAATCGAACGTGCTGGCACAGGGGCAGATCCCGAATACCGACGAACTCACCGACTCCTTCGAAGAGTTGCGCCTGATGCTCGACGCCTGGTGTGCGGATCGCCTGAACGCCTTCACGGTTCGCTTCGACACCTACACGCTCACGAACCAGAAGCAGAGTTACACCATCGGGATCGACCCGGCCCACATCCTCACGGCCGACTTCAACGCGCCGCGCCCCACCCAGATCGTCAGCGCTAATTTGCAGTTCTCGCAGTCGCCTGTCATCCGGCGGCCGCTCGTCCTGATGACCGATGAGCAATGGGCAGCGAAACGGCTCCAGGAGGTCTATACCTTCCCGGCCGAGCTGTACAACGACGGCAATGACCCGCTCTCGACGCTGTACTTTTACCCGATTCCGGATGCGGCCTATACGATCGAGCTTTACACCTGGCAGCAGCTCTCGACCTATGCGGCCCTTACCGACAACATCATCCTGCCCCCGGGCTACGAAGATGCGATCGTCCTGAACCTGGCCGTCCGCCTGGCGCTTGAATTCGGGAAACGCCCCACGCCCGAACTGACGATGCTGGCCACCCAGGCGAAGGCCCTCATCGAGAGTAAGAACTCACCCAAGCTGCTCTTGCACGGAGACCCCGCGCTCAAGACGCGGCGCGGCAACGGCCTCGGCGGCAACTACAACCGCTTCACCGGACTGACGGAGTAGGCCCGCTATGAAGCGATTTCCGGGATTCATCGGCGGGAGTTACCTCGCGGCGAGCGTGAATGCTGCCTGCCAGCGATCGCAAAACCTTTTCCCGGAAGCGATCGAAGCGGACGGCGAAACCAAGTCTGTCGGGATGCTCCGGGCCCGGCCGGGGATCGGCGCGCCCTTCATCACTCTTCCCACCTCGCCAATCCGGGGGTTGTTCGCCGGCGGGGCCCCACTTACCACCGGCGGCCGGCTCTTCGCCGTGGCGGGCTCCAAACTCTACGAAGTCTTTTCGGGTGGAACCTCCAGCCTCTTGGGCGACGTCGGCGACGACGCCGCGCATTCGCCCGTCCAGATGATTCCGAACGGCAACCAGTTGGGCATCGTCT